AAATTCTTTAAAAAATATTCCTTGCATAAAACAAAAAGCTCCCTTCTATCTACCAGGAAAATAGAAAAGGAGCTTTCTGTCTTCCTGGACTGACAGAATCAATTTTCAATTGCTTTTATTATACATTAGATAGTGCTTATTGCTAGAATGACATTATATGTCATTTAATAAGTTTACCGGGTAATGTTTCGCCTCTTAATTCTTTAATTACTTCTCTTCCTCTTAATCTTGCAAGTTCTTTTTTTCCAAAATATTTCTCTACAGATGTAGATTTACCTGAGTTTAAATGATTAAAATAATCTGCAACAGCAGATGCTCTCTCTTTTAATGCTTCGTTAAACATTCTGAACTTTGCAGCTCTTTTAGCTTCGTACTCTTTTATAGTTTTGTTAATAATGTAAGCGTTCCTAGCAGGACTAAAGTCCTTAGGACTATCCACATAATATTTTTGATAATCTCTTTTTGTATTTTCATTCATAACTCTTTTTTTAAAGCGGTTGGTTTGTTTTTTTTGTCCTTAAAAACAGTAATCGCCAAACCAACCAAAAACCCGATTAATCTGTTTTTTGATATAGGACTCCGTTTGCAGCTGGAGCTACGCAGAGAAGATTCATAAACCATGCCATAGTAGCTTGGTATGTTATTGCGTCTCTTCTTCTAACTAAAGCACCACTTTGAGGATCATCTAACCAGTCCATGTCTGAGACTTGAGCGATTGTCCATGTATCTAAGTTTAGAACTAATACTGCACCATCTGGTACATCATAATCTAAAAATACACCAACTCTTCCTGCACCTGCAGCGAACTCTAGACCTGTCCATCCACTGATTAACTCAGTTTCGTTAACAGTTCTTCTTAATGAGGTTAATATGTCTCCATATTTCTTATATAAAGTCTTATTAGCTAAGATTACATAAGAATCACCCATTTGAGAGTATTCTCTTGCAGCTAAGTATACATCTTCCATTGCACTTAAAGTTAAGGCTTCAGAAGTTGTGTTTCTTTGTGCTGTCCAGTCTTCTTGACTTGATCTAGTTATGCCGGCGTAAGAGGATTGAGTTCCTAAAGCAGCTTTTATACCAGTGATAAAAGATGTTCCTGCTCCTTGTCCACTACCGTCTACTCTGTAGATTGTATCGTTTGCTGCTATAGCTGGTGCGCCAGTTACAACAACAGTACCGATTGTTCCACTTGCGTCAGTAGTTACAGAAGTTACAGTACCAAGATCAGCACCTGCAGTACCGATTCCGATTACTTGTCCAGGTCTTATAAACTTGGTTGCTCTAATATCTCCATTTACTACACCGTAGTTATCGGTGGATCTACCATCATCTAAATTAGAATCAGGATTGATTACAGTAAATGTTCCTGTTGAAACAGATCCGGAGACTTGTCCAACAGCTCCTATACCATCACCCATAAGTTGCTGGTTGACATCTTTTGCAAAATCGTTTGCTAAAGTTTGAGCCTGAAAGGTCAGTTGGTTTTCCACTGCACCTTTGGAGGTTTTGGTTGCATCGATTACTAGTTTACTAATGTCGAAAGTACCAGTTAAGATTTTAACTCCAATAGATGCTTGTGATATACCTGCACTTCCAGTTATCAAAGTATTACCATCATTAGCTAAGTTTGTTATACCACCATGTCTAGAAGATCTTACAGGAGCATAAAAATTGTCGTTCATGAAAGTAACACTAGCATTTCTTTTAACCTTATCTAATAAGATAGTGTTTTTATCGAAGTTGTCTTGAATGAAAGGTCTTATTACCTTTGTTAAGGCATTACTAACATCAGAGATTGTTATTGACATTAATTTTCACCTACTTTCCATTGTCTAAACTTACTACTATGTATCAATTATAATCTACCTTGCAATGCTTGTCTTATAGAATCTGACAAGTTATCTCTTGTTGTTCTTGTTTCTCTTGGTGCTTTGTCTGATAATGTTGAATTTTCTTCAGTGTATAATCCAGGTTTTTTAGCTTTACCTAGTTCTTTAGATTTCCAAGCTGTTAACTCATCATCATATTTGATTTTATAAGCAATTTTATAATCTTGAATACCGGTTTCGTTCATGTATTCTAAGATTTCATCAATATCAAATTTAGGTCTGCCATCAGAACCATCAAATTCTTTAGAATATTTATTCATACCGTCTAATAGTTTTTCGGCTTGTCTTACTTGATTGTATTCTTGGTTAAATCTATCTTTAGTGATTAAACCTAATTCCTCAATGTCTTCTTTAGTTAAAAGACCTATTTTTTTAGCAGCTTCTTTAGCAAGTCTAACTTGCTCATCATCTTGGTAAGCTGGTTGCTGAGGTTTTGTTTCAAATTCTTTAAATTTATTCTCATATTCTTGAATCCTTTGCTCGTATTCTTTGAGTTTTTGAGATTTTTTAGTAAATTCAGGATATACTCTGTCAATTTTAGTATCGTATTTTTCTTCAGCTTCTTTTGCAAGTTTACCGAAGTTAACAAGTTCCTCTAATTGTTCTTGTGTATATTCTTCCTCTCCAAATTTATAATTTTGTACTACTTCTTCTTGTTCCTGGTCATTATTTTTTTCAAATAGTGCCATATATACCTTTCCTGACATCTCCTATAAATAGGAATGTTCAATGAGGATTAACACCTCTAACTATCTACTGCTAATATATTAAGATTATTTAAATATCTGGTCAAATTATAAAGATGGGAATACTACTTCTTCCGGTGTAGCAAAATCTTGTGGGATATTTCTTAACTTTTCCCTGTAATCTAAAACATTTTGTGGGATTGCTGTACCTTTTTCAGTAGCATAGGTAATATGCCAATCTGTTTGTGTTAGTAGGTAATCTCTTTCTGCTCTTATCTCTGTCCAAGTTACTGCTGGTTCTTGTGGTTTAATAAGTTCACCATTAACAAAACTATCTCCAACTTCTGCACCTTGTGGTAAATCTATCCAAGTAAGACTTTCGTGAACAGGGAAAGTATTTTCTTTTATCTCTATTATTTTGTTGTTGTGTATTAATGCTTTCATTTAGGCCTCGATAAATTCATAAACTACTACTACTCCATTAGATCCATCGCCTCCGTCATAAGCTGTTGTATCATCGTAAGATGCAACTCCACTTCCACCTCCGCCGTACCCTATACCGTCATTTCCATTCTCATTTACGGTAGTTTTTTGCGCACCTCCGCCACCATACATAGAACCACCACCACCACCAGATACTTGTCCGAATGCTGCTAATGCAAGATTAAATCCATTTGGTCCTGCATGTCCTGCACCATTAACGTCACCACCTGAGCCAGTACCACCAGCACCACAAGTAAGCCCTCTTCTAGGTACTGTAGCGGATGGAGTATTTGGAGAACCACCTGTACCACCTGTTGCAGAGCAATGACTTCCGAATGATGAAGTTCCACCATTTGTTCCAGAAGAATTACCGGCACCGCCAGCACCACCTGATCCTACTGTAACTGTTTCGGTTGAACCTAGTGAAGATTCTAGTATTTTTTTAAGGGTGTATCCACCACCACCTCCACCACCAGAGTTAGAGGTTTGACTTGTGTTACTTGTTACACCTCCGCCACCGCCACCGCCACCGATGACTTCAACTATTACGTATTTTAAACCTGTTGGTTTTGTCCAAGTTCCGGTTGCAGTAATAACATTTACATTTACATTATCAACTGCTGAAAGACTGCTTTTTAAATTGCTGTATGATAATTTTTTATCTGCTGGTGTTCCTAAAGGATCAGAAACAACATACATCAAATCTGAATCATTTAAACTTGTAATTTCTGATAAGTCTGCTAATTTACTGTCTGCCATAGTTATATTTTACCACTTTCTATAAATTTTTTTTAAAACTCCTCTAACCAATTAAATGCAAATCTTACATTAACGTTTGTAGAACCTGCAACGTTTTGCGCTGTTATAGTCATTGTTTCACCTTCTAAAAGGTATAAACCTATATTTGATAATGTAACTGTATCAGAGCCTCCTGAGTCATTTCCTGACGCAGCTTGTGAAGAACTGTATCCTACATAATCTACAAATACCAATTTACCACCACTAGAATAAGTAACGTTAGTTGCATACTCTATTGTTGAATTATCTGTGTCTACATCTGTATAACTTGGAGTACCTGTAATTGTTGCATTCTTATAAAACTTAATCTCTACAGTACCTGTTCCCGATGCCGGAGCATCTATAAATAATTTAAGTTTAACAAGTTGAGCTTTGTTTTTATTTGGCTGTGTTTTGTATGTAGTTTTATTTTGAAAATGTACTGCAGTTGCTACTGCTGTTGTAGATAATGTTTTAGATCCGGCAAATGTAAAATATCTTTTATTATTAACTTCACCTACTAATAGACCTGCATTAGCGCTTCCTACTTTTATCTCCATTCCATTCTGCGATTCCCATCTTAAAGGGAATGTAGGATTTTTAACTGTTGTTGTTTTTATTTCACCTTCTGTTTCTATTACATGTAGTGTTTTCCAGCCATTTTTTCTTATTTGAAAAGCTATATTAGCAACTCCAAGATAACCAAATATTATTCTAAATAAATTAAGATTTGACCAATCTATCTCTGTAAGGTCTGCATCTCCATTCCAACTATCTTGTGATACAAGTCCTGTCTGTACTCCGCCATACATTCTTCCAATACTTGCTGTGCCATTACTTACTTTTACAAAAAAACCATCATTATCATCAAATGCTCCGGCATAACCTGTACCTGTGCCATCGAATAATGAAGTAAAGTCAGCATAAGCAGTATGCCCTGATTTGTACATTAAGTTGTTTCTAGATTCTGCAATAGCAGTACCAAGAGTAGGGGAGTTAACTGATAATAAAGAATTGCTAACAGATATTGTTCCATCGCCTAAGACATCTTCAGGTTTCATGTCAAATGTTGTGTTGTAGTATGGGTATTTAAAGTTAAGTGTTACATGGTCTTGTTTAACTGCTGTAAGCATTTCTCCGAATGGCCCTACAGTAACGCTAGCTTGACCTGAAACATCTGATACATTTGTTGAAGAATGACCATAAGCATTAACAACAACTCTTCTAACTTCAGCATCGTTTGATGTTCCGGAATGTCCAGTCATTGCTGGAAATCTGTTTTGGTCTTGTATTGCGTATTGATCTGCCATTATTTAGGTATCTTAATTTTTACTTTAACCTTTTGCTGTCCTGGGTTATATTCCATGTCATTTTCTGACTCTGCCATCTCTTCCATAATGTCTTTTTTTCTTATATAAACAATACATTTACCAAAATCACTGTTAGTAATTTTTTCTACTTCATAACCTGACATTGAAAAGAATTCATCTAATTTTGATTCAAACTCATACATATACTGAAATGATTCAGCTGGATCAAATATAAAAGCGTATTCTTTATACATCATGTTTTTAGACATTATTTACCTTTCTTTGCTTTTCTTCTCATTTCTAAAGCAATAGCTATAGCTTGTTTTTGAGGTTTGCCCTCTTTTCTAAGCATAGATATATTTTTTGATACTGTTTTATTTGAGTATCCTTTTTTCATCGGCATTACATACCTCCTTGTGGCATACCACCACCTTGAACTTGTTGACCTCCTGGTACTAATCCTACATCTCTCAATACTTCTAATATAGCAACTTTTATATCATCTGTGTTAGTTGCTTGTGGTTGCTCTGGCATTGGCCTATCTAATGCTTCTAAAAATTCTTGAGTATTACCAAATTTGAATGTATCTATTAAAGATTTAATTACAACATCTATCTGATCAGGTGTTACGTATCCAATCTTAGCAAGTTCTAAGAAGAATGCTGTAACTTGTTGTGCTATTTCTCTCTTACCTTCCATTGTAAATGCGGCATCTGTTGATACTTCTACATCTACTTTTGCATCTCTAGATATTATTGCAACATCTTCAGGTAAACTTTCACCTATTCTTTGTCTTGCTTCCATTCCTATTTGTCCTACAACCTCGAAATATCTAGGTTCACCATTTTCTAATCTTCTTATTGTTTGTGGTGTAATGAAATGATCTGCTGCAATGTCTAGCATTCTTTGAGCTATTATTTCTACAACTTGTTTAAATTGGTCTGTATTTATTTTAAGGTTTGCAAACTCTGTTGCTTTTAAAGATTCAATAGCAACTCCTGATTTAACTCCAGGTGGTAGTTGTGCTAGAGCTGATGTACTTGCGCCTTGCTCTTCTATAAATTGCTCTAATAACTTAACAAAATTGAAAACATGTCCTGGAAGTGAAGCCATTTGTGCTTGTTGAGGTGGTGTTGCTGTATATTCAATAACTTGTCCTCCAGGTACGTTAGTTGGTCTGAAATCTTCACCTTTTCTTTTTAGCCATATACCTGTGGTCATTGTGTTAGTGTATTTCTCAATTCTATTCATAATCAAATCTAAGCTCTTATTTGCTGGAATGAATCTTTCAATCTGTGGTGTTTGATAAAGTGGTCCAGGTTCCATTGTAAGCGCTATAAATGGGTAGTTACTATTAGGTAAGTACTCATCAAATAACCATACATTACCTGCAACAAAAGTATGTCTCATGACTACATCGCCAATATCTTTATCCCTCACTGCCTCAGGATATTTACTGGCGATGTACGGATAATTGTTTTTATTTAGATAAACTTTTTGAAATGCCTCTTTTAGTATTACTGTTGCATTGTTGTCGTCATTGTTACCTTTACCGTATCTTGTTTGCATGTAAGCGTCTTTAATCTCTGAATTTGCATATTTCCAGTCAGGACTAATCTTTGTTTTTTGCTCCTCGTCAAACATTTCATTTGCTTTTATTTTAGAAACTAGCATTGGTATAGCTTTTATAACGTATGGACTATCTTCAATGTCTGTTTGTGAGCCATCTACGTATATATCAAAAGCGTCATAAACTTTCATGTTTATCTTTTCTTCCACAAAGTCAGGGTAAACTTGTAAAAAGCTAACACCATGCTTCATAGCAAGTATTAACATTTGTGTAAGTTTTCCTTTCATGTCTTTGTCTTTCCATTCTTTTTCTATCCAAAGACCTGATGCTTTAGCCCAATTCTTTCTTTTTTCTATAAGCTCAGGTGTCATACCTTTAGCTATATCAGGATATACAACAGGAACTGGATCTGTTCCCATAATAAGATTTGCTATACCTCTTATTTGTCTTGATGCTTTTGGAATTGCTCTTACCGGATCATTAGTTTGTGATTTGTGAACGTCTAATACTTTACCGGTTGTTCTTGATACGTATCTAAAATGATAACCATCATCAAAGAAATTGTTATCGTACCATCTTTGTTCAAACTTTTTTCTTCTTGTTTTTAAAGTAGATAGCATTTCATCTATCTGCATTCCTAGTCTATCTTTTGGTGATAATCTCTTATCTAGAGCCATCTAATTGCCTTTCTATCATTTTATTAAATATATCCTCGTCAATGTTTTCTGATGGTATAAACTCAGGAGGTTCTTGCTCTGTTGTGTTTTCTTGTATTTTTTCACTAGCAGAATATTCGGTTAAGTTCTTTGCTTTTTGAATTTTAACCAATTCTCTTATTTGCTTGTTAAGTTCTTTAACCATGAAAACATGGTATACAAACATTCCTATTAATAATATTGCTAGTGTACTAATTGTTATTATTTCTAACATCTAAATAAACCTCATAAGGATTTGGTACTTTAAAATCTACTACATAAAAGAATACTGTATTAGGATTTTTTAGATAACCTGGATCCCTATCTATTATTTTAATATGAATTGGAACGTTTTTGTATTGTACTTTTATTTCAGTAAGTGTGTCATCTAAAGATTGTGGTATCCAAGATGAAATCATCTTCCTACCTGATACTGTAAATTTACCTCTTAATATCTCTAATTCTATCTTATCTGCAAGAAGTGTTGGATCATTGTATTTTCTTATTTGGTCTGCAATATCTCCTACAAGTACCCAATCAATAAGTCCTCTACCTAATATATCTTCTATCCAAAACAATGCGTCTGTCAGCTCGTAGTGGTCTGGATATACTTTTTCTTCTTTAACAATTTCGTTTTTAACCTTCTTAATAGGTTCTTTTTTAACTTCTTTTTTAGTTTCTTTTTTCTCTTCTATAACTTCTTCTTCAAAATTAAATATTTGAGCTATTTCTTCTCTGTTAGATTGCGATGATGTCATATTCGTCATCTTTCTGACCTCTGAGTTTTTGACGTATTGCCTGTTGAATACGTGTAGGTTCTTTGGTCGTAAATTTTCTAGTTCCAAACAACTCTTTTACAGCTAAAGCATGAGCGATAACTATATCGTCATGCAATCCTGGTGGAGCATTATATCTTATTTTACCACTACTACTGATGTCGTATGTAAAAGCAGTAAATTCTACAAGTGTTTCTTTAAGATTTAGCATTGCTATTCTTTC